GGTGATTCGTGCCGCAGGATTTTTGCAGAGAAAAAAAATTTTTTTTTAGTGTATTACAAGGGAGTTAGACGAAATTGACAACAAAAGCAGAACTAGCAAAACACTTGGATTTATCGCAACAGATGATATCTAAGCTAGTTAAACAGGGCGTTTTACCTGTTGCATCAGGCAGACAGCTTGTTGACATTGATGCTTGCAGGCTTGCTTACATCAATTTCTTGCGTAGAGCTGCTAAATTTACAAAAAGAGATGGTACAGGCGATGTACAAGAAGAACGTGCAAGGCTTACTAAGGCACAAGCAGATGAAAGGGAGCTAATGGTAGCTAAATTAAGGGGTGAGCTTATAGATGCAGAAGATGTACAGCGCATCTGGAGTGAATACATAGGCAACTGTAGGGCTAAACTGTTATCTCTACCAACAAAAGCAGCTCATCATGTGTTATCTGTGGATAACTATGCTGAAGCAGAACAAATACTAAAAGATTTAGTCTATGAAGCACTAGAGGAGATGGTAGAACATGGAATATCAGAATCCATTGTTGCAAGTTTTGCAGCAAGCGAATCAGATTTGGAAGCCACCGCAGAATCTTAGTATTTCAGAGTGGGCTGATAATTATCGCAAGCTAAGTCCAGAGTCATCAGCAGAAGCAGGTGCATGGCGCACATCAAGAGTGCCATTTCAAAAAGGCATTATGGATGTTTTTAATGACCCAAAAATAGAACAAGTCGTATTTGCTAAGTCAGCACAAGTTGGTGCAACAGAAATACTGCTAAACATAATTGGTTATTACATAGATCAAGACCCTGCTCCTATGTTAATCATGCAGCCTACATTACAGATGGCACAAGCATTTTCAAAAGATAGATTAGCAACCATGTTAAGAGATTCACCACAGCTTAAATACGCTGTTGGTGAACCAAGAAAAAAGGATAGTGAAAATACTGTACTACACAAAAAGTTCAAAGGCGGTCATGCAACAATAGTTGGTTCTAACTCAGCAGCAGGATTAGCATCAAGACCTGTAAGAATAATATTATGCGATGAGGTAGATCGTTATGAAGCATCAGCAGGTAATGAGGGTGACCCTGTAAATCTTGCACTAAAAAGAAGTACTACATTCTGGAATCGTAAAGTTTATTTATGCAGCACACCTACAATAGAAAACATGTCACGAATATGGTCAGCATTTGAAGAAGGTGACATGCGATATTTTTATGTGCCATGCCCAGAATGTAATGAGATGCAAACTTTGAAATGGTCTAATGTTGTCTGGGAAGAGAACAAACCAGAAACTGCTGTTTACACTTGTGGAGAGTGTGGCAGCGTTATAGAAGAAAACAAAAAGCAATGGATGTTATCTAAAGGAGAGTGGAGAGCAACTAAAGAAACAAAACGCATTGCATCATTTCACATATCAGAATTGTACTCACCATTTAGAACATGGGCTGAGATGGCAGTATCTTTTCTTGAAGCAAAGAAGAATCCAGAGATGTTAAAGACTTTTGTGAATACATCTTTAGGTGAGTTATATAGGGATGAGGGTGAACAACTTGATTCTGATAATCTTGTATCAAGAAGAGAGAACTATGATCATAACAACATACCAGATAAAGTCTTAGTGTTGACAGCAGGATGCGATATTCAAAAAGATCGTATTGAGTGTAGCCTTGTTGGATTTGGTAGAGAGCAAGAATGTTGGATTATAGAACACAAGATATTCTGGGGTGACCCAACCATTACTACAGTATGGAATGACTTAGATGAATATTTAAAAACTAGATTTAAAACTGAATCAGGATTAAGTCTACCTATTGCATGTACAGCAATTGACTCAGGTGGTCACCATACAAGTCAATGCTATGCATTTACAAAACCAAGACAAGGCAGAAGAGTTTTTAGTATTAAAGGTATGAGTCAGGCAGGCAAACCAATAGCAGGCAAGATAAGTTATGTAGGTAGAAACAGAGCAGCACTTGTTCAAGTGGGAACTGACACAGCTAAAGAAGTGATCTTTGCTAGATTAAAACATGCAGAAGAAAACTTAATACATTTTCCATATACAGTTGATGATGAATATTTTGAACAATTAACAGCAGAGAAGAAGATTGTGAAATTCTATCGTGGCATAAAGCGTAACGAATGGAAGCAGATCAGGGAACGTAATGAAGCACTTGACTGTTTAGTTTATGCTTGGGCTGCATTGCACATACTCAACCCAAATTATGACAAGATAGAAGAGAAAATGTTAATGGCATCTGGTCAAGAAAAAGTATTAGATGATAATAAGTCACCAATAAGAAAAGGAATCAAAAGAACACCTAGAAGTACAGGCTTTGTAAACAGTTGGAAATATTAGTTGTATATATTTATATATTTATATAAAATATAGTCATATACAGAGGAGCAAAACATGAACTATAAGCAAATCAAAAGACATAACAGCAAAGAGTGGAAGAAGTACAAGGACAGCTTACATAACTGGACTGGTACTATCTATGAACCACAAACATTAAATATTGGTACTTACACAAAAGAAGAAGCAACTTCAGCAGAAGGCATGACACTTTGGGACACAATATCTTTTCATATGTATAACCCAAATGGTCTATTTGCACAGCTTCCAGTTTATGAAGATTTTATTTTGATAGATGAGCCAGATAAGGTTAATGCTTCATATGCAATCTACACAAAGTATGATAACTATCATGCTGAAGTAATTAGAGAGTTGAGATACAAAAGAAAAAGACTAAAAAAATGGAATGTTAATTATCATTTGGAAGCTCTGAAAAAAGATATTAACAAAGCTAGACAATTAATGGTTGAGATGAATCTTAAAGGCTCACTTAAATACAAAAACAGTGAGGTGGCATAATGGCTAGAGATAAACATTCAGTAAATACTCACCTCACAACGAAAGAGGTGAGGTTGGTGCAACGTATGATGCATAAAACTTTTATTGCTTATGAAGATGAGCTTAAAGATGATGCAACCTATTTGAAGCTCTTAGACAGACTAACTAATGCAGTTAGGAATCAAAAAGAACAGGGCTACTTTAGATAATTTAAATTTATTCCAAATCACTAAAGGCTCTTAACTGAGCCTTTTTTATTTGACTTTTTTAGAATAGACCTTAGTGTTTTAAGTTGTATAGATATAACTTGGCGAGGTTTATTTGGCAAACAAATTCGACAGAGATAATTATCCTGCTCAAGAACCTTATCAGCTCCAACTTGGAGATAGATGGGTATGGAAAAGAGAGGACTTGTCCGATGACTATCCTACTAATGCTTATGCTCTATCTTATGAGTTCAATATAGTAGATGGTTCTACACATACCAACTTTACAATATCAGCTACAGAAGTTAGCGATGTTTATTATGTAGAGGTTGGTTCATCAACTACTGCTAATTACACAAAAGGTAATTATCAATGGTTTGCATATATTACTAGAAGCGCAGACTCAGAACGCATCATGATTGATGATGGCTTTTTAGAAGTCATTGATAATTATGCAACGACAACATCTGATATTAGATCACATGCAAAAGTGGTTCTTGATGCGATAGAAGCTGTCATAGAAAACAGAGCCACAATAGATCAGCAGTCAATGTCTATAGCAGGAAGATCGTTATCAAGAATGTCTATTGACGATTTATTAAATTTTAGAAATCAGTACAAGAACGAATACTTGCGAGAGTTAAAAAAAGCAAGAGTAAAAAATGGTTCTTCATCTGGTAGCGTAATCAGGGTTAAATTCTAATGGCTTGGTACGATAGATTCAGAACACAAAAAAACAGGAAGGTAACATCGTTACCTAAATTCAGACGATACAAAGGTGCAAACACAGGCAGACTATTTTCTGACTTTACTGCATCGTCTACATCTGCTGATGCAGAAATAAAAGATCAATTAAGAATACTAAGAGATCGTAGTAGAGATTTAGCTAGAAATGATAGCTATGTGCAAAGATATCTAAATCTTATGGTCAGTAATATCGTTGGTTCTAAAGGTATTAGACTCAGCATGAAAGCTAGAAACGATGATGGCAATTTAGATATCCTTGCGAATAGAACAATAGAACAGCTATGGAAGAAGTGGGGTATGTTAGGAACTTGCACAGTCAATGGCAGGTTGTCATTTCTTGATTGTCAAAAGTTGTTTATAGAATCACTTGCCAGAGATGGTGAGGTCTTAATTAGACATGTAAATACTAGAGATTCAGAGTTTGGTTACAAAATACAATTCTTAGAAGCAGATCATTTAGATGAAACTAAGAATGAAAAGAACCCCAAAACAGGTAACAAGATCAAGATGGGTGTGGAAGTTGATAAGAATGATAAGCCAATAGCCTATCATCTATTTAAGAATCATCCACATGATAATACTTACATGTCACCAAGAGAGCATATTGTTATACCTGCTGACCAGATCATTCATGCTTACATACCAAGTAGATCACAGCAAAACAGAGGTGTACCTTTCACAGCTCCTGCAATGCCAAACATCAAAATGCTTAATGGTTATCTTGAAGCTGAAATAACAGCAGCAAGAGTATCAGCAAGCAAGATGGGTTTCTATACAACACCTGATGGTGAATACACAGGTGATAGCTATGAAGATGACTTTGCTCCATTAATGGAAGCAAGCGCAGGGTCTTTTGAAGTATTAGGCGCAGGCATGGACTTTAAATCATTTGACCCACAGCATCCATCTACAGCTTTTCAACCTTTTATTACACAAGTGCTAAGAGGTATCGCATCTGGACTTAACATTTCTTATCATGCCTTAACAAATGATTTAAGTTCTGTTAATTACAGCTCACTTAGAGCAGGTGCATTAGAAGATCGTGAGATGTACAGATTATATCAAGCATTTACAATAGATCATTTTATTAGACCAATCTTTAACAAGTGGTTAGAGATGTCTATTTCAAGTGGTGCAATACAAATACCAACAGCAGGTACACCACAAACATTCTTGCCTTTACCTATGGCTAGATATGACAAGTTTGCAACCTCAGCCAATTTCATACCAAGATCATTCAGTTGGGTAGACCCACAAAAAGAAATGATGGCATCTATACAAGGCATGCAAGCAGGTTTAGTTTCATATCAAGATGTACAGTCTAACTATGGTAGAGATGTTGAAGAACTATTTGAGCAGCATGAACGTGAACAATCACTAGCGGAACAATATGGTATCAAGACAGCATTTCAACCTTTTGGTACTAAGTTACCTGTAGAACCAGACATACAAGGTGGAGATCAAGAAGATGAGCTTTAAGCCAACAGCAGGTATGAAGGAAGAAGCTCAAAGAGGGCTAGATTGGCGTGAAGAGCATGGTAGAGGTGGTACAAGAGTTGGAGCTGTTAGAGCAAGACAGATTGTAGCAGGAGAAAATCTATCAGAAGAAACAGTCAAAAGAATGTACAGTTTCTTTTCAAGACATGAAGTAGATAAGCAAGGCGAAGGCTTTAGTCAGGGTGAGGATGGATATCCTTCCAATGGCAGAATCGCATGGGCTTTATGGGGTGGAGATGCAGGCTTCTCATGGTCTAAGCAGATCGTAGAACGATTAAAAAAAGAAGATGAGAGGGCATTATCTGGTCAAGCTCTTGAAGGTATAAAGAACAAAGTAAAAGAACATAACGAAGAGGTGGGTGACGTAGCATCTAAAAGAACTACAGTTGCAACACTATCTAAAGTTTATGAACGTGGTATTGGTGCATATAAAACCAATCCAAGTTCAGTCAGACCATCGGTAAGCAGTCCTGAACAATGGGCTATGGCAAGAGTGAATTCATTTTTGCGAGCCTTGCGTACAGGTAGGTTTCGTAGCGGTAAGCACGATACTGACTTGCTTCCTGAAGGGCATCCTTTATCAACTAAGAATAAAGAGGAGAAAGCTATGTTAAAAGATGATAGACACATCCTCAATGTTAATGAAACTGATGACTCTGTAGTCATTGAGTTTTCAAAACATCATGAGGATGCAGAAGGTGAGGAAGAGTCTAAAGACGAAATGTTGGAAGAACGTCCTTACCACGATGATGAAGAAGATCGTGATTTAGATACAGAAATGATTTACAGGACTGTAGATTTATCAAGAGCTTCTTTTATTGATGAAGCGAAACGCAGAGTTAGAATTGGCGTGTCAAGCGAACAACCTGTGGAACGCAACTTTGGTATGGAGATTCTATCTCATGCTGAAGAGGATATTGATATGGAATTTGTAGCAAGTGGGCGTGCGCCACTTTTGCTTGACCACGATATGACCAAACAAATTGGTGTTATCGAGGAATACAAAGTAGATTCCGAAAATAAAAGATCAGTTGCAATAGTACGCTTTAGTCGAAGTGAACTTGGCAATAGTATCTGGAATGATGTCAAAGATGGTATTCGTCAAAATATCAGCGTTGGATACAAAATAAATGGTATGGAGCGAGATAGGGCAAACGATGATGATAAGCCTGTATACAGAGTAAAACACAGCCCACTAGAAATTTCAGTGGTTTCTGTGCCTGCAGATCAGTCAAAATTCGTTGGCGTTGGTCGCTCTAAAGATAAACAACTTCAAACTAAAAAGGTGAAAATAATGACTGAAGAAGTTAAAAATGAGATTAACCTTGACGAAGTTAGAGAGCAATCTGTTAAAGAAGCAAAAGCTGAGTTCAAAAGAAATTCAAAAGAAATTCTTGATCTAGCTGCTAAACATAACAAACGTGATCTAGCTGACAAGGCTATTCAAGATGGTATTTCAGTTGAAGAGTTTAGAGGTGTATTGCTAGATAATATTTCTAATGATCAACCTTTAGAAACTCCTGAGATTGGAATGACTAATAACGAGGTCAAAAGATTTAGCTTAGTGAAAGCAATTAGAGCTTTAGCTAATCCTTCTGATCGTAAAGCACAAGAAGAAGCAGCATTTGAATTTGAATGTTCAGAAGCAGCACAAAGAGAGTATGGTAAAACTGCTCAAGGTGTGATGTTACCTGCTGAAGTTCTTGGTAATTGGAAAAGGGATTTAAACACATCCGATGATTCAACTCTTATATCTGAAGATTACAGAGGTGGAGATTTTATTGATGTGTTAAGAAACTCTTCATCTGTAATGAGAGCAGGAGCTACTATGCTCAGAGGTCTGCAAGGCAATGTTGTTATTCCTAAGAAAACAGCATCAAGTTCAGCAGGTTGGATTGCTTCAGAAGGTGGAGCTGCTAGTGAATCAGAATTTACATCTGGTTCAGTAACCATGAGTCCTAAAGTCATCGGTGCTTTCACTGATGCTTCAAGATTAATGCTTCAACAATCTTCATTAGATATTGAAAACTTAATCAGAGATGACCTATCACAAGCTATAGCAACTTCTATAGACTTAGGTGCTTTAGCAGGTTCTGGTTCAAGCGGACAACCTACAGGTATCAAAAATACATCAGGTGTAAACACTACAACTTTTGCAGCAGCTAACCCAACTTTTGCTGAGTTAATTGCTATGGAAAGTGCTGTAGCTAACGATAACGCACTTGTTGGCAGCTTAGGCTACATCTGTAGACCTGCTGATTATGGTACTTTGAAATCAGTTGAAAAAGCATCAGGCACAGCTCAATTTGTAGTTGAGCCAGATGGAAACATCAATGGATATAACGTGGTTACTTCTAACCAAGTTACTTCTGGTGATTTCTACTTTGGAAACTATGCTGACTTGTTGATTGGAATGTATGGCGGTTTAGACGTAACAGTTGACCAATATGCGCTTGCAACTTCAGGTGGCGTTAGAATCATTGCTCTACAAAATGTAGACGTTAATGTTAGACATGCAGTTTCATTCTGTGTATCTAATGATGGTTCTTAATTTAGGTAATGCTTAAATGGAATGGGGGTAGTAATACCCCCATCTTAAATATGGAAAAATATGTAATTTTATCTGACTGTATTGTGAAAGGTGAAAAGAAACATGCAGGCGATGTTGTTGAGCTTCCAAAAAGCGAAGGGCATGAGCTTGTAGGTTATGGTAAAGCTGAAGTTCACAAACATAAGGAAGTGAAGAAGGCTGACAGAAGCGTAGGACTAGAAGAGTCCGAAGCTCCTAAAGTTAGCAAAAGAAAATCTAAGTAAGCATGGCACTTGAGTTCCAAGCTGATTTTGATGGTTACTTGGACTCAGTTGCAGGTCATGGTGTATCAGCCACTATATTTAATGTTGATGCACTTTGGGATGAGTTCCCATTAATTGACACATTAGGTTTAATTGATAATGGCTTATCAGTTTTAGTTAAAGTCATTATTGATCAAGAGTTTTTTGAGATAGGTGGTCAATCAATAGGTGTTGAGGGCTTTCAGCCTTTTGCACTTATTAAGTATAAAGATGCACCTAATATCTCACATAATGACAGATTGGTTGTAGATGCTATTACAACTAGACAGGGTTCTACATTAGTTCCAGAAACAGCTTACAGAATCAGGGGTGTAGAAAACGATAACTTAGGTTTAGTTAAAATAATATTAGAAGAAGAATGAGTATTTACGCATTAGAAGATGAGAACGATTTTGCAGCATACCTAGACCCTAATTATGGTCATGGTCAAGCTGCTACTTATACTAGATTTGGTTCTGGTTCTTCTTCTTCTATCAATGTCATTATTAACGAAGAGTATTTAGAAGGTGAAGGCGAAACAGTTAATGTTGAATCAACTACACCTGTAGCTGTATGTAGATCAATAGATGTACCTAATGCAGCACATTCTGATACTTTAGTTGTATCTGCTAGAAAAGATTTGGATGGCAATGTTCTAAAAGCACAAACAACCTACACAGTTGTAGGTGTGCAACCAGATAGAACAGGTTTTACAGTTATGGTTTTAGAGGAACAATAATGGCTAATCATATCAGGCAACAAATCAGAGAGCAGTTTGCAACACAAATAACAGGACTAACTACCACAGGTAGTAATGTATATCAGTCCAGAGTTTATAATTTAGAAACAGGTGATCTACCTGCAATAATCGTTTACACCAAGTCAGAAGATTCAGAACCAAATAACTTTGGTACGAATAGAACTATGTTTAGAAATCTGTCTTTAGTGTGTGAATGTTATGTCAAGGCAACAACTAATTTTGATGATACACTAGACACAATAGCTAAAGAGATAGAAGCTGCTATAGCAGCAGATACTACTCTAAATAACTTAGCTAAGGATGTTTATATTGAGTCAACAGAGATTGACTACAATGGTGAAGGTGAAAAACCTATTGGAGTTAGTGTTTTGACCTTTGATGTTTTATACGAAACACAGGAACAAAATCCTGATGTTGCAATATAGGAGAATTTTATGATTTTAGTTAATAAAGATGGCACAAAAGTAGATGTGCATGAAACTAAGGTTGAATATTTAAAGAGCAAGGGATGGAAAGAGGAAGCAGAACTTGACTCAAAACAAAAATCTTCCTCACAACCTAAATCTGAAAAGGAGTAAATCATGGCACAGATAGTAGGAAAAAATGGAGTGATCAAGTCAGGCACAACTGCTATTGGTGAGATTCGCAGCTTCAGCATTGATGAAACATGCGATACTGCTGAAACTACATCAATGGGTGATAGTGCTAGAACTTTCTCAGCTACCTTGACTTCCTTTAGTGGTTCTATTGATGCTTATTTAGATTTTGCTGATTCTGGGCAAGATACATTAACTGTTGGTTCTTCACTAACAGCTAATTTCTTCCCTGATGGTGATACATCTGGTAACGTAAAACTTACAGGTACTATCATTGTCACAGGTGTTAGCAAGTCTGAAGCAATGGATGGAATAGCTGAAGTTTCATTTAGCTTTCAAGGAAGCGGTGCATTAACTGAAGGCACAGCTTAATTATGAAGGCTATAGAGAGAGCTAAAGCACACTTTGATGCACAAGAAATCAAAGTAACTAAAGTTCCTGAGTGGGGTGACGATGAAGGCAATCCATTACTTATATACAGTAAGCCATTAACGCTTGCAGAAATGTCTAAATTGCAAAGATACGCAAAAGAAGATGATGTAGCACTAATGGCTTATTGTTTAATTCACAGGTCTTTAGATAGCGAGGGAGAAAAGCTATTTACATTAGATGATAAGCATACGTTAATGAACAGCGTAGACAGAGATGTTTTGCAGCGAGTAGCAGCAGAACTTATGAGTTCGTCAAGTTATGAGGATGAACTAAAAAAGTAGGCACAGATAGAGAATACTTTTTTAAATTTTATCTAGCTGAAACTTTGCACATGACTGTGCAAGAGCTAGAAGAGAAGATGACTCTATCTGAATTTACAGCATGGTCAGCGTACTATGAAGAGAAAAACAAACAGGTGAGCAATGGCAAGTAAAGACATAATGATGCGATTGAAAGCTCAGGATAAGACTAAGGGAGCTTTTGATAAGGTCAATAAATCATTAGGTAGAACACAGAACAGCATGAATAAGATAAAAGGAGCAATGGCTGCTGCTTTTTCTACTGCTGTTATTGTAAATTTTGCTAAAGAAACACTTGCCTTAGCAGATACCATTGGTAAGACTGCTGACTCTATAGGTGTATCTACAGATTTCTTACAAAAATATCAATTTGCAGCACAGCAATCTGGAATGTCTACAGAAGAGTTTAATAAATCAATGCAAAACTTTTCTAAGATGGTTGGTCAATCAGCTATTAGAACTAATGAGGTTGGCAGAACTTTAGAAAAACTTGGAGTCAACATAAAAAATACTGATGGCTCAGTTAAGAAAACAGAAGTTGTATTTAAAGAATTATTTACTGCATTAGATGAAGTAGGCGGTGAGTTTGAGAAGAACGCAATACTTGCAGACATATTTGGTAGAGCAGGTGTAAAACTTTCTGTAATGGCACAAGATGGTGCTGAAGCTATGCAAGCATTAGCAGATTCTGCTACAGGTGTTATAGATGAAAAGGCTATAAGAGATGCAGAACGATTTAATGACACTATGAATCATCTTAAAAGAGCTACCCTATTACCATTGCAAGGCGTAGTAATTGGTACTGCAAACGCATTTTTAGATTTGTTGGATGCTTTTGGTATGTACACTAGAGAAAAAACATTGGTACAGCTTGAACATGATTTTGCTAAAGTACAAGAAGAGATTACAGAATTACATCCATTATTGAAAAAGTTGCTAGATGAGTTTTCACCAGATGATGAGAGGGTTGCAGGTTATGTCAAACGCATGCAAGAGCTTACTACTTCAAAAGAAGAATTAGGAACTAAAATAGATGAGCTTACAAATAAGCAAGGCAAATATAATAAATTTGTAGCAGATAATAAAATTAACTTTGATGAAGTTAATGAAACTATAAAAAATAAAACAATTCCTGTATTTGAAGATTTTGCTAATACTATGGATGGCAAGCTGACATCATCATTTGTTAAGTTTTTTGACTTTGCTAGTAAAGAATTTTTAGAATTTGAAAGTTTAGCTAAAGGTATTGCTCAAGCAGTAATAAACGAATTAATTAAAGTATTTATTGTTGAGCAATTAGTATCATCTATTAAAACAGGTATTACTAAATTTGGTGACAGTCTTGAATATGACAGACTTGTAGACTTTGACTTTGAGGGCGGTGGTTACACAGGCGCAGGAGCAAGAGCAGGTGGGCTAGATGGTAGAGGTGGTATGTTGGCTATGGTTCATCCTAATGAAACTGTGATAGATCATACAAAAGGTCAAACAGCAGGCGGTGCTGTTAATGTTAATTTTAATATATCAACTGTAGATGCAGCAGGTTTTGATTCTTTACTTGCATCAAGAAAAGGCATGATTACAGGCATGATTAATAATGCGATGAACGCAAGAGGTAAGGTAGGTGTAGTATGAGTGGTGCTTTTCCTACAAGCCCTAAATTCAGGGCATTAGATTTTAGAAACATAAGACCAACACTTATAGATCATACATTGTCTGGTAGAAGAGCTGTAAGACAATTAGGTTCACAATATTTTATATTTACTGTGCAAATGCCACCTATGGCACAAGGCGATGCAATGGATATCTTTGCATTTTTACAAAAACAAAAAGGTAGCTTTGAAACTTTTACTATACAACTACCTACACAAAACAGGGGTGCTGATAAAAGTAATTCATCTGTATTAGTTGCAGGCGCACATAGCTCAGGCGATGGAACTATTAACTTAGATGGATTTACAGCAAGCACTACAGGAGTTCTTAAAGCAGGAGATTTAATTAAATTTAATGGTCATTCAAAAGTTTATATGGTTCAGTCTGATATTGATTCAGATGGTAGTGGAGCTGCAACAGTTTCTATAGAACCAAATCTTGTTACTACTCTTGCTGATAATGAAAGCGTAGTAGTAAATCAGCCTAGCTTTACAGTTTACTTAACATCTGAAGAGATTATGTACACTACTGATGCTTCTGGTTTCTACAGCATACAATTTGAAGTAAGGGAAGTAATAACCTAATGGCAAGGTCAATATCTTCAGGTTTACAAAGTCAAATTGCCAATGATGCAAATAAGATTTGTTTCTTAGTTGAAATAAATCTATCTTCCATATTAAGAGTAACAACACATTACAAAGACGTTACTTATGATTCCAATAGTTATACAGCAGGTGGTGATTTTATTTCTATAGATGCTTCCATGGAAACAGGTGAAGCCAAAGTACAAGATATGAGTATTACATTATCTAATGTCACTTCTACTGTTAGATCATTAATACAATCAGGTAATTACATAGATAATACTGTTAATGTGTATCTAGCTTTTTTTGATACTAACGAAAACATCGTTGATGCTGTTAGCTATTTTTCTGGAAAAATTAAAGCTGCATCAATATCTGAAAACAATGCACAATCACATATTAATTTAATGGTTGCTAATCATTGGGCTAATTGGAATCTTACTAAAGGCAGACACTTTACTGACGAATCACAGCAACAAGTTTATTCAGGCGATAAAGGTTTGGAATATGCAGACCAAACTAAAGAAGATATAAGGTGGGGTAACTAATGTTAGAAACAGTTACAGCCATCTTTAATGCAGCTAAGGCAGCATGGACTGCTGCTTCTACTTGGCAAAAAGTCCAGATGGTAGCAACAGCAGTCACACTTGGCACAGGTGTTAAAGCTGCCATGCAAGCAAAACAACTGCTATCAAAGGGTCAAGAAATATTAGGTCAAAAAGCTGCTCAAGGTGGCAAGATACCTGTTATTTATGGAAGAAGAAGGGTAGGTAGCACACTAGCTTTATTACATACCCATGATGGTAGAAGTCAAAACCTTGTAGCTATTTATGCATTATCAGTTGGCGAAGTAGATCAAATAGAACTTGATACTATTCAGATCAATGGCGTGCCAATTAAAGATACTAAAGTTTTTAAGCAGGGATACTATGCAGGTTCAGACAAAATAAGTTCTGGAGCAGGCTCTTTATGTACTGCATCTCAGATTGGTGTGGTACAAGAATCAAATGCAGGACAGTCTGGTACAAATCCTGCAAGAAGATACAGGATGGTTTTTAATGCTCATCATGGAGCAGACGATCAAACAGTAGACCCAATGCTTCTAGCATCTGTGCCAGAAGTCATTACAAGCAATCACAGATTAAGAGGTATAGCTTACATAGCTGCTTCGTTTGAGTACGATACTGAAGGCATGTTTAGATCAATACCAGAACTAACTGTAGTTGTTAAAGGTAAAAAGTTATATGACCCACGAAAAGATGGGTCAATTACAGGTGGGTCAGGCAGTCATAGATATGACACACCAAGCACTTACGAATGGTCAGATAATGCAGCTCTATGTCTTTTAGATTATTTAAGAGATGATGAATATGGAAAAGGGTTGGCAAGCGGTGACTTAAACTTACAATCTTTTCAAACAGCAGCAAATACATCAGATGAATTAGAAGATACACCAGATTATTCTGGTAGTGCATCTGCTGCTACATTTAGCGGTACATCTGGTAATAACTTTATTACTGTTGATGAAACAACATGGAAGAACAGCAAGATAGGCGGTTTATTAACGTTAGAAGATTCAGGTTCTGCTACAGAGTTTGATCAGGTTTCAATTATAGATGCGCTTAGATATCACGAATTTGAAGCAACTAACCCTATACATCAAGTAGTAATAAATGACACTTTGTCATCTTCTTACACAAATGAGGTTGGTACTGCTTTAGTTAAGGTTAAAAGATTTCATTGTAATGGCGTAGTAGATACAAATAAGAATGTTTTAGAAAACACACAAGAACTCTTAGCTAATATGCGTGGCATATTAAATTACATTAATGGTAAGTATGAAATTACCTTAGAAGATACAGCTAGTTCTGCATTTACAGTTACAGATGATCACATTATTGCTGACAATGGCATAACTGTGAATTATGAAGATAAATCACAAAAAGCAAATAAAGTAGTTGTACAGTTTTTCAATGCTTTAAAAAAATATGAAATGGATACAGTTACAGTATTCCATGACCCTAACAGCGATGGTGATTATTCAGATTACAAGTCAGATGATGGTGGAGAAGAATTAGAGTTAGTTGTAGATTTTCCATACATTGTTAATAAGTATGTTGCGTACAACATGGGTGAAGCAATACTTGGCAGATCAAGAAACCAGACAACAATATCTTTTACAGCAGTACCAGAACTTTATAAAGTCAAGGTTGGAGATGTTATTACTATCTCTTACACACCATTAGGTTTTACAGGCAAGTTATTTAGAATTGAAGCAATGAATTTACAACCTAATGGCTTAATAGATATACAAGCTATTGAGTATTTAGATATCTACACATGGACTGCACCACCACAAGAAAACATAGAAGATATTGCAAGAGTACCAACAGGTAAAGAAGTTAAAGCACCTTCTGGATTATCATTTACTGATACAGATTCTTCTTCTACAGGTAGACCATTTATTTCATGGAACGCTATAACAGACTTTCCACAATATGAGTTTAGAGTATCTATTGTAGATTCATCTGCTAATAAAGTTCTAAGCAGAGTTGTTAGTGATAATTTTGTTGATCTAAATTTTTTACCTATAGGTTCTAATTATGTAGCAACTGTTACAACTATAAATGGTCAACAAGCAGAATCATCTGGAACTACACTTACATTTAGTATATCTAATACGCCTACTAAAGCAGCAGATGTAGATGTAGCAGGTGTTATATCAGCAGGAAGTATTATAGTTTCTGGTGATAATGTAACCACACTATCTAACAATGCAGGATATGTAAATTCCTCACAAGCAGCTAGTGCTGCTCCTGTACAATCAGTAGCAGGTGCAACAGGTGCTGTTGCAGCATCTACTATTATTTCAGCAGGTAATATTGTTGTTCAGGGTGACAACATTTCAACACTTACTAATAATTCAAATTTTATAGATGGTTCGCAAGTAAACTCTAATGTAACATCAATATCTGGTGGTGTTATAGATACAGGAACTATAAACTCAGATAGATTAAATACTAATACTTTAAATGTAAAACATTTTGATAATGTCAGCACAGACATAAAAAGTCATACAGGTAGTTTTTTTCCATTAATAAGATATGGTTCTGCTATCAGAGGAGCAGGTGGCACTACAACTTACACAGGCTCTAATGCTTCTTTTGTGCCTGTAACAATAACGCAAGTTAGAAACAATGCTACATATACAGCAGTCTTATCTGCTGTTTTAGGTAATGTAAATGGCGGTAGGGTGCAATATTCTTTAAACAATTCTACTTGGGTAGATGCTTCTGGTGGAGAAAGCAATATATATTGGAACGCAGGAACATACAGAGGTTATGTATATCATTATCAAGGTCAAATAACTACACTAAGCAGCTCACAATCTACTGTTTATTGGAGAGTTTATTTTTCTGGTACTTACAATCATACTCACATGCAACTGCATATAACTATGGATAACACCACATGATGAAGGACTTTACAGTATATAAAACAGCAACAGGAACAGTAGAACATGTTATTAGTTCAGATTGTGAATTAGATGACATTATTATTGAGTCAGACGAAACAATAGTAGAAGGCAATTATTCACCTACAAAATATAGATTTGTTAATGGTGAACCAGAAGAAATTACATTAGAATAGGGAAGAGGTTATAAATGGCAACACACGATTACAATATAGCTAACCAAACAGGAGCTAATTTTAGAACTGACCTTAATAATGCCCTGTCTGCAATACTATCAAACAACTCATCTTCATCAGAGCCAACAACAACTGCTGCATACATGTTATGGGTTGACACAAGTAATAGCCTTTTAAAATTAAGAAACTCAGCAGATGATGGATGGATAACATTACCTTTATCTATATCAGCAGATAATACTGTTGATATAAATGGTGGGACTGTTAATGGCATAACCTCATTATCATTCAGCTCAGGCTCAACAGTTACAAGCATATTAGATGAAGATAGTTTGTCATCTGACTCAGATAGTGCTTTAGCTACACAGCAATCAATTAAGGCTTATGTAGATGCACAAGTCACAGCACAAGACCTAGACTTTCAAGCAGATTCAGGTGGCGCATTAAATATTGATTTAGATTCTGAATCTCTTACATTTACAGGTGGCACAGGTATTGATACATCTGGTTCTGGTAATCAAGTAACGTTTGCGATAGACAGCACAGTAGCTACTAAGACCTATGTACAACAACAAATAACAGCAGAAGATTTAGATTTTCAAGCTGATAGCGGTGGTGTTCTAAATATAGATTTAGACTCAGAAACATTTACTCTATCTGGTGGCACAGGTATAGATACAACAGGTGCTGAAAATACAGTTACTTTTGCTATTGATTCTACTGTTGCAACCTTATCTGATACACAAACACTTACTAACAAAACAATAGATGCAGATAACAATACTGTATCTAACTTAGAAGTAGATAATCTTAAATCTGGTGTTTTAGATACTGACTTATCTTCTGTATCTGGTTCTGACGATACTTTAGCTTCCGCTAAAGCGATCAAGACTTATGTAGATACCCAGATAACAGCAGAAGATTTAGATGTGTCAGATGGCTCTACAAACATTGCTATAGACCTTGATTCAGAAGTCTTAGGCATCTTAGGTGGCACAGGTGTTACTTCATCAGCTTCTGGTAATAATGTTACTTTAGCTATTGGTCAAAGTGTTGGCACATCTGATGATGTAACCTTCAATAGTGTTGCTGCAAGTCTAACAGGTAATGTAACAGGTACTGTTTCAGATATATCTAATCATTCAACATCTTCTTTATCTGAAGGTACAAATCTTTACTATACAACTGCTAGATTTGACACAAGACTAGCAACAAAAGATACAGGTGATATTGCAGAAGGCAGCAACCTTTACTTCACAAATGAACGTGTCGATGACAGAGTTAATGCCTTATTACAAGCAGGCAGCAATATAACTCTTACTTATGATGATGCTGCTAATACATTAACGATAGCAGGGGTTGAAGATAATCTATCTAACAATGATACAGATGATCTATCAGAAGGCTCTACTAATTTATATTTTACTAATGCTAGAGCTAGATCAGCTATCTCAGTATCTGGTGATTTAGCATACAACTCAAGCACAGGTGTACTTTCATTTACTGAGAGAACTGATGCAGAGGTAAGAGGTCTTATATCTGTATCTGGTGACCTAGCTTATAACTCATCTACAGGCGTTCTATCATTTACACAAAGAACTGATGCACAAGTTAGGGCATTAGTTTCAGCATCTGGTGATTTATCTTATGACTCATCAACAGGTGCATTTAGTTTTACAGAACGTACAGATGCAGAGGTAAGAGGATTAGTTTCTGCTTCTGGTGATCTATCATATAACTCTTCTACAGGTGTATTTAGCTTTACACAAAGAACTGATGCACAAGTCCAAGCTCTGATTACAGGTGGTACAGGTGTGACTGTATCTAGTGGTGAAGTTGCGATTGGTCAAGCAGTAGCAACTACATCTGACGTTACTTTTAATGATGTAACAGTATCAGGTAACTTGACTGTTTCTGGTACTACTACAAACGTAAATACCGAAACAATTAATCTTGCAGACAATCAGATTGTCTTAAACTCAAACTACACAGGTTCTTCACCAACAGAAAATGGTGGTATAGAAATAGAACGTGGTACACAAACTAACAAAACACTTATCTGGAATGAAACAGATGATAAATGGTCTGTAGGTTCTGAAGCCTTTGTTGCAGGCTCATTAGATGTAGGCGGTGGGTCTACTAATGGTGTAGTTATTGAGCAAGGTGCTATATCTATTAAGAATGGTGGCACAAAATCAAGAGTAGATTTCTATTGTGAATCTAGCAATGCTCATTACACAAGATTAGAAGCAGCAGCACATGCATCTTATTCAGGTAATCCAACAGTAACATTACCTACAAGCACAGGTACATTAGCTCTTACTTCTGATGACATAACAGGCAACGCAGCTACAGCCACAGCTTTACAAAACGCAAGAACAATAAATGGCACATCTTTTGATGGCACAGCTAATATTTCATTTGATTCTGATTCTGTTAGCGAAGGCTCAAGCAATCTCTATCATACAACTGAACGTGTACAGGATGTGATAGGTGGTGCATTAGTTACTAATGGTTCTCATACAGGATTGTCAGCAGCTTATGATGATGCAGGCGATGGTGCTATTGATCTGTCTATAGATAGTGGTGGAGTAACAAATGCAATGTTAGCTAACAGCAGTATTACTGTTAGCGATGGTACAAACTCTACAGCTACTGCTTTAGGTGGCACAGTTACATTCTCAGCAGGAG